GATAAACAAGTTAACAGGCTATAGTCTCTCCGATTGGACTTCAGTGAACACGCTTGAGCAACTCTTCGTGAACATGACGGATCCGGTCTCCGGTTATCCGATTATGGTCGAACCGAAGCAAATGCTTGTCATGCCCGCCTTGAAGTACACCGCAAGGAACATTCTCAACGCCACCGAAGTGCGCCAGACCGCACCCGGTTACGCCACTTCCGGTGACCCGAAGCAAACCGTTTCGGCCAACCCACTGGATCAGAACTACCAGATTCTGACCAGCCCCCACGCCCTGAAAGCCCTTGTGGACTCCGGTGTCACCGCCGTAAACGCCAACAGGCGGGTCTATCTGGGCGACTTTAAAAAGGCGTTCGTCTGGAGGGAAGCAAAGCCCCTCACCATCGTGGAAGCCCCAGCAGGCAACCCTCTGGAGTTCAATCAGGACATCGCTATGGCTATTAAGGCCAGCTGGATGGGCGTTGCTGGTGTTCGTGATCCCCGCTATGTAGTCCTCGGTTCGGAGTAATTACAATGGCGAAGAAACCCGAGCAGCACGAGGCGGTTATCAAGCCCTCTGAAGAACCAATCAAGAAGTGGACGGTTGAGCTACCGTATTGTCCATCCGTAACGATTGAGGCTTCCACGCAAGAAGAAGCTATCAAAGCGTACAATACGCTGATGGGTATCACGGCAACCGAAAACGCTTACAAGGTGAACTGATGTCCACTATCTCCGAACAGGTTACCGCCATCTCCGTGATGCGTGGCAACCTGCTTCAAGCTCTGAGTACCGACGCATTGAACCCTCAGCCGAGCTATTCGGTTGGGGGTCAGTCGGTCAGTCGCACGGAGTGGCGTGAGTCGTTGTTACGCCAGATTGGCGACCTGAATAAGATGGCGGGCATCCTCCAACCGGCAGAGGTGAGGTCGCAGATTTACTAACATGCCGACCATTGATGTATCCGACGACTATCTGGTATTTGACAATCTCCAAACCGTCGAGGTGACTAATCCAGACGGTGCGTGGAGGCGGGTCGAGAATTGTCTAATGCAGGGCGTTGATAACATCCTTACAGACCTCGGGGACGGTTCGCTAGGCTACCGCACCTTCACGACATGGCACATGTGGCGTAAGCCGCTTTTTGTTAGTGTGGGTTTGAAGTGGTCTGCTGACGGGAGATTACTGTGGCGAAGCGGCGGTGGGCTGAGTGTGTTGACTAACACGTTCGTGCCGCAGCTGAACTGTAAGATCGTGGACAGTCGTGGCGTTGTGTGGTGGGCTTCGGCCGTGAACCTTGATGTCTGGGGCAACAAGTACCAGATCGAGGCCGAGGCGGAGTCTGGTACGGTTCAGCAGGAGATAGTACTGCCGTGAGTAGTTCTTACTACTACGACATTCTGGATGCCCTGAAATCACGCCTCGTGGCGGCGGTTACTGGAGAGAGCCCGTCCGTGAGTGTGGCACTACGAAAGCGTCCCGTGCAGCTACCAAATGACCCGTTCCCGATGCTGGTCATCGCACCTACCGAAGACGGAGAAATAATCGGCGACGAGGACTTTACCCGTGGCGTGACCTATGTGTACCCGGTAATCGTGTCCATGTTTTCCCGTGGAGACCGTGACCAGAGTCTTGACCCGGGCAGTTACCTCGGGTTGCGCCAGAAGGTGCGAAACGCCATCTATCAACCTTTGCTCACTGGTGTGGACAGCGTGTTCGATGTGCAACTGGTTCCGGGCGGTGCGTTCATTCAGACCGAACTACGCCAGAATGTGGATGTGACGAACATGCGTGCGAACTTCTTAAGCAGAGAAATAAGGGAGAGTTAACATGCCGTTTTCTCATAATGTGTCGATCAACTTCAGCGACTCCGGTGCGCCGGGTGCGGCCAGCCAGATTGTCGCGACTGGGGACGGGCAGGTGAACATCTCGGTCGCGTACCCGGACAACGCCAGCAACTTTCTTGCTACATTGCAGGTGAAGCATCAGAAGATTAAAAATGTCGTTATGTGGTCTACAACGGACTGCACCGTGACCCCGAGGATGGGGGCCACGCCAAGCGACACCATTATCCTCGCCGCCAACCAGATGATTATGAGCGGGGAGACAATGCCAAACGGCACCGAGCTTTTTATCGCTGACTGCGATCAGGTCGCCATTACAGCCCTGAATGGCGGTACGCTACACATCCATGTTCTGGAAGATGTCTGATCCCTTTCAAGGAGATTGAACCATGCCCTACTACGCTGGCAAACTGGCGAGCTTCAGCTTCGCCGGAACCGTTTTCGCGATGGACAGCTGGACGCTGGACGAGAATGTGGAAGAGGTCGAGGTGACCAATTTCACCACAGTCGATCCCGCATACCCGTTGAACGGCGCGGTCCGTGCCGTTGTCCCGGGCGTGCCCGGTGGAACCTTCACGGCATCCGGCCCCTACACGGGTTCGGCTCCATTGAAGGGAACCTATGGCACAGCCATCTTTGGCGTTGGTCAGGGTAATGCCGCCAGTCGCACCGTCTTGATCACGGGCGTGAAGATTAGCACGCAGGTCAAGGACAAGGCGACGGTGGAAATTTCCGGTTCCGTAACCATCATCCCCGGTTGATGGTGAAACATGGCCACGCCTGAAAATCTGGTCGGAAGGCTGGCCGTTTTGGAATACGGTGGGGATGGCGATGTCGTGGCCCCTGTGTGCCAACTGCACGCCGACACCTACCAGATTCAGATCACCAGCCCAACGATTGACATCACGAACATTTCCATCTACTTCAAACAGGGGCTGACGATTCCATGGGTACCGCCCGTGAAAGACCCGAAAGCCCCTGAAATGCAACAGTTCGCAGACAACCTTAAAAAACGCTATCAGCAGTATGGCACGCCCGGTCAGGTCGTATCCTCCAATCTTCGGAGGGCACGAATAAGCATTGGCGGGTTCTGCTATTCGCAGGAGTCAACCCCGCACATCGGTAACCACGCCTATGTGGTACTGACACGAAGGACGCAGTTCAATGTCGGGGACACCGTTGGTCGTGTCCGCATTAAAGGCATTGTCAGCGATTTCTCTATAGATCAGACTATTCGTGGGGCGATGAAGTGGTCTTGTCAACTTGACAGCGACGAAGACTTTGATGTTACCCAGAGGTAAGCATGAGAACTATTTCGGAAGCACTAGGCGGTTCCGTAGAAGGGATCACCTATACGGCAAAGGACGGGCGAACCCACGAGGTTCGCCCACTCACTTTAGAGAGAATGAGCCTGTTCGAACGGTACCTTGAGTCCCGTGCGTTTGAGGCGGTGCAAAGTCGCCGTGAACTTCTGGGCGACAGTTACAGCGAGGCATTGTCTTCTGTCACTCAGGACATCGTGTCGGGCAAGTATGTGTTCACAGGGCCAGTGTGCATGAAGGCCATCGACACGCTGGAAGGTCAGGTGGCACTACTGGCCATCCTCCTCGGCGTAGACCGTATACGGGCAAAGAAGCTCATGCTGGAAGATCCCCTCGGCGTGAAGGAGGCCATGTCCCTGATGATGAAGCAGTCGCAAACGGACAGTGAAGGGCTTGTCCCTTCGGGAAACACGGAGGGGGAGGCGAAGTAATAATCCCCCACTTCCCGCAGATTGTCGCCAACCTGCTGGACGAGCCTTACCTCCTGAGCATGGACGAGATTAAGCGGTTAACACCGAAACAGGTGAACTGTCTTTACATGCGACCCAGAGACGACAAGGGTACACCGAGGGCGATACCGTACGAGTTCGATGGCGAAGACCATGTACACAGAATGGCCCGATCTCTGATGGAGACATCCGGTCTGACAGAGGCTGAAGCTCGGAGATATATTCATGGCGAGCGTTGACACAGGCATGCAGCAACTGGCGAACATCTTCGCCATGCTCGCCCAGAAGGCGAAAGACGCTGCCGATGCTCTGGGTAAGTCGGGTTCGTCCGCTCAGGCGATGGCGAAGGATTCACAGGCGTTCGACCTCGCACCCCTGTCGCAGGCCATTGCAACAGCCACAAAGGCTCTACAAAAGAGTGCCAGCGGACTCAAGCTGGACACGCTCAACGCTGTGGCCCTTGCCACCACAAAGAACCTCAACGCCCTGCCACTACCGAAGACAACGATGAACCTGAACAAGGTCGTCCTGTCCTCCGACAAGGTGAACAAGAGTCTCACTGACCTCGCAGCTGCCATTATCGAGAGCGAAAAGTTTCAGGAAGCCCTTGCGAACCAGTCGAAGAAGGCCGTGCAGGGCCTGAATGAAATCGTCAAAAGCTCCGGTATCCTTGCGACGAATATGGGCCAAATGGGGTCTGCTGTTCAGTCGATGGGGCAGGTTGCGAAGCAGGCGAACATTGCGGCGAATAACCTCGCCCGGTTGTCTGAGAATATTGCGGGAAGCAAGGAGGCTGCGGAAGCCGAGAAGGATGTGGCGGACAGTTCAAAGGAAGCGTCTGCGGAGCTTAAGAAGATTGCGGCAGATGCTGCTGGTGCCGCAAAGGGCCTGTCGTACATTGGTGTCGCCGCCGGGGCCGCATTTACCGGAGTTGGCAAGTCTGTGAGTGCGTTGATGACTGGCCCGCTTGCGGTGGCTGGTGTCGCCACGGGTGCGTTCACGGGTCTGGTGAATGTCATCGGCAAGTTCGTGGGTGCATTGAATCCGGCGTTAATGGAGCAGCTACAGATGGCATTCGACGACCTGTTTGCGGTCGTTGGCAGGGCCCTCGTTCCGGTAATGGGTGCGGTGATCCCTATCGTGCGAACCTTTGCGGATGCGTTGGTGCCTGTAGTGGAGGGTATGAAACCGGCGATGGAAGCTCTTGCAAACACACTGATCACGATGGCGGTGCCGTTTATTCAACTCTTCGCCTCGGCCCTAAACGCCGTGACACCGTTCGTGACGCAGTTTGCCAACGCTGTAAGCTCTGCGGTTGGCCCGTTGATAGACCAGTTGCTCCCGGTCATCTCCTCACTTGTGCCAGTATACGGTGCGATCTTCGCAGGGCTGTCGCAATTACTTCCGGTGATCCTGAGCATCGTGGGGGAGCTGTTTGCGGCTGTGGCACCACTGGTGGAGATACTGGCTGCGGCCCTTGTGCCGATTATTAGTCTCGTTGCCTCAGCCCTAAAGTCGTTTGGTGAGGCACTCAAGACGTTGGTCGGCTGGATAGCATGGTTCACACGAAAGAGTGCGAACGCACTCCTCGGGGAAACCGGCCCCACGAGACTCAAACCGGTCGCCACTAATCCGGGTGCCTCTCTGGGTGCTGCCGCAAGACAGACGAACTTTACCTCATTTGAGGAGTTTGCCCGCTCATTGATTGTCGCATCGTTCGGTTCTGGAGCCGGGGATGCCGACGCCAAAACGGCGGAGAATACGCACAAGATCGTCGAACTGATGGAACGAGCCGAGGCCCGGGAGAACAACAAGTTTGCGGCTCTCCCGGTCGGCCGTGAGCTTGCGGGGGCAAGGTAATGGCGAACAAACTGTGGACTTCATTTCTGGAACGGATTGAGGGCATCGCTCCGGGTTCGGCCTCGTTCGATTCTAGCGGTGGCACCGCCCAAATGGATTTCGTAGTCGCACGAGACCAGATGCCCGGTATTGCCACGAACATCCTCGGCGCATCGGCTGTCAACCAGAACGGTGGACTGAACCGTTCCGTGCCGCTTGCGCACCCAGAGTTCAACTGGCTATACGCCACGAAGATTTCCACCGTGCAGGGAATTGGCCCGTACGGTATTGACGAGTCTGGTAAGGGGCCGCTTTCGGTCGCAGATAATATTGACCGTGCCTACCCGCAATACTTCTGCCTGTTTGAGAAGTATCGCATCTCAGTGCAGTTTGAGGCGAGACCATATCTTGTCCTCACGGACGAGCAGTTGGCAGGGTTCTCTGCCACCCGTCGTGACTATGTCGGCACCGACTTAATGAACACGACTCAATGGACAGATCCCGCCGAGTGGGGGCGTTTTGTCTCCGTGCGGAGGAAACCGAAGGCGGAACTACTGCCCAGCAACTACGGCTCCTTCTACATGATTTCTCCAGACCTCGGTGGCACAGGTTTCCAGCAAGTGAATCAAGCGACTGGTGCCGGGCCCCGCATTCCTATAGTGATGAACGAGGTGGAGATTAAATGGTACTTCGTGCCGTTCTACATGACACAGAACACGAACTGGAAGAAGACCTACGGCACGGTTCACAGCAACGGTGCGGAGGTGCAACCGTTCTACGACTTCTCCACGGGGTCGCTGTTGCTTCAAGGTATCGAGTACGAGGACTATGCCGGGCCTGAAGGTCGCCCGCACAACCTAAATGCGGCTATACCGGAGACGCTGCGGACGGCTATCTACGAGAACCGCTATTGCGACATCACCTTCAAGTGCCTTGAGTTTGAAATCCCCGGCATTCTCAAGGCCACGCTGCCGAACATCCCTGTGCCGCAATGGCCACCGCCCGGGCTCGTGACGGAAGGACACAACCGCGTGCCATCCGCAAAGCTGATGAAATGGTGCTATGCCAACGGGGCAAATAACTTTATCGACTGGAAGCCGATCTTCCTTTCCACGGACTACCGAAGGCTGTTCAGGATGAACTGACAATGAGTCTCCTGCGTGGTGGAAATATTCTGAGTGAGTGGTTCGTGGCGAAGATCACGGCGGTTGGCACCGCTAGTGCGCCACCCGATGATGGCGTG